TTACTATGTTCTTTGGTTGCTTCTGCTATAGCTTTCTTTTGTTCTTCTTCATCAGGAACATCTTTTCTTATTTGTGCAAATATTTTTTCTAATGCAAGAGTTTTATTTCTTTCAACATTGCTCATAAACATTACTTGTCTATCAAGAACATGTTTCTCAATTAATTTTTCTGTATTTTTTCTTGCTTTTTCTAATGCTTTATTTTTTTCTTCAATAAGACCAGTAGCTTCTCCAAACATCTCATTTTCTTTTTTTTGAGATTCTATTCCATCTTTTTGGATTGCTATAAGCTGTCTATGTCTTTGTTCCAAATGTTCAAGTTGTGCAATCAAGTCCTCCATTTTTGCATCAGGACCAACATTAAAAGTATCAAAAAAACTATCGTCAAGAACTTTTTGTCTATCTTCTATTTTTTGTAAAGTTAATTGTATTCTATCAAATATAACTGCTGCACTATGTATTTTTTCAGGATCAACCATAGCATTACCAAACGCATCTGATAATCCATTTAAAGCACCAGTAAGTGTTTTTACTATACCTGTACCTTTTCTTGATGTTTCAAGGAATATAGTAAACTTCTCAGATAGAGTATCCATAGCACCAGCTAAACCATCTGCCGCATTAACACCTGCACCACCAACTTGACTATTTAAAGCATTTAAAATTATTTCCTGTGCTTTTGCTCTTTGTCCTGTATTTTCTAAAGACTTAATTAGATTTTTTTGTTCTTCAGTAAATGATACACCAACTCTACGTAAAGCACCTAATCCAACTATAGGTTCTTCAAGTGCTTTTCCTAATTGTATTGCACCAGTTTTTACATCACCAAAACCTACTGCCGCTAAATCTTGAGTAAGTTTTAATGCTTCTCTAAATGTATCACCTTGTATTGATTTAAATGTTAATAATATACCTGCAGCATCTCTAACCTTTTGTGTTGAAGCTAAAGTTTGAATACCAATCTCTCTTGATAAATCTTCTATCTCATCAATAGTAAGATTTGCTGCACCACCAGTTGCTCTTA